GGGGTATATTACTTCGTCTTCACGCGTGAAAAGTGGTGAGTCTTAATTGGACTCATAGGTTTTTGTGGTCTATCCCACCGTCATGACGGCTAATTGGTATCCGCGTACGGGCAAAAAGCCAAATTGAGTAGGGAGGATTCGCACCTCCCCAAAAATCTACTTGATTACTCTTTTGTAAGCAACGCCACGATATACGAAAGTAACTTCTTTCATGGTTATCTCCATATACCACAACCCCGTTCCATGCTGTGGTGTCATGCGTCCCCGAAGGGATGAACGGACGTAGCGTTATTTTTTAGTTGTTTTCTTTGCTGGTTTCTCTACAACAATAGGTGTTTCTTTTCTACCTGTTGTTTCTTCTTTCCAGCGTCTTACGTTTTCAGCCATATTAATATGAAGGTTCTCCTTCGGGTTCTTTGTAAGTAGTTTCTAGCTTTTCTTTAGTTTCTTTTTCAGATTTTGTTTCTGGTTCCATGGCATAAGGGCAAGCCCCTGCTCTCATGGTTGAGTTTTGGTGTGGCATATTATTCCAGTGGCGTATAACGCCTGAGCAAATAAATAAATTAGTTATAAATGTTAAATAAATAAAAATTTTTTCAAGCAATTTCTGGTGCTGTTAGTGCAATTTGTGTTGACTCAGCATTAGCTAGGTCGAGTGGGAAGTTGTGCTCTCTCTTTGTAAGGAGATTGCTGCCATTAAAATACACCGGGTATAATTTGACCAGTTGTTACGTATGCGCCAACAGCTGCAACGAAACCGAGCATTGCTGCCCAACCGTTAAAACGTTCTGCTTCGGGTGTCATTGTTTTTTGTTTTGGTAATACTTGTATTGGTGGTTCGTACGCATACTCGTTTGCAAGTAGCGTATCAAAATCTTTTGTTTTCATTAAAAGTTAACTCCAGATCTATCTAGTTTTTGTATAATGTCTTGTCTGTAAGCTGGATCATTTTCATATCTTGGATCAGCCATAGCAGCTACTAACTCAGCTTGACTTCTAAAAACATTGCCACTTTGGGTTGGTGGTTTACCTGTTATCATTTTTCCTTCAACGCCTACTGCGCCTTCGTACTTAGCCATAACAGTTTGCAGTGCAAAATAACAGGCTAGTGGATCCCCACGATCCACAACCGTGTCATACATTTGCTGCTCTTTCTGACTTAAATTTTTAGTAGCCCAATCAACTATCTGATCGTATTTTTCTGGACCGCCAGCTATGTTCTTTAGGTCAGCTACATCTTTATCAGTTAATCCCTTTGGTTCATTAGCCTGTCTATAGTTAAGATACTCTTTAGCTAATTCACCGGGGTTACTTTCTTTTAAAGCTTTAAGTGACTCTTCAGAAAATTTACCGTTAGCCCTTTGGTCCCATAAAGATTCTAATACTTTACTTTTGCTGGGCTGCTTTTTGGTTTCTTTTTCTTCGGTGACTTCTTCTTGCTTTGGTACTTCATTAACAGGTTCCTCGTTTTGTTCAGGTTTTCTTTCACCTAATTTTTTTTGTAATGCTAGATGAGCTTTCTCTAACTCTTCTGCATTCTTATACTTCCCAGCTAATAATGTTTCTTCTTGGGAAGCTATTGCTTCTCCTACTTGGAGAGAGTCTTGTTCTTCTGGGGTTAACTCAGGCTGATCCGCCGGAGTTTCATCCATAGTTAATGTCTCTGACATACTTATTTATTAGGGTGATATGTTTGTTGGTAATTCCGCTGCTTGTGGTTGGACTGGTTGTCCTGAACCTTCAGATAGCTGTTGTGCTAACGCGGGATTTTTAGTTGGGTCAGCTATTGGTGCTTTTAAAGCTTGAACTTGCATTTCTTCACGTTGCATTCCCATAGCTTGTTGTTGATCAGCTTGTCTTTCTTGCTGTATTTCTTGCATACTTCTAACAAGGTTAAGAACATCTATACCTTGTGCAGCAGCTAGACGTTTAATAGCTTCTTCTGGATTTATATGTTGCATCATGGCTTCAGGTCCCATTGCTTGTGCAATAGTTCCTAAGAATTGGATAAGACTTTCTCTGTCTTGTCCTCTACCAAGAGCATTAACTCCAGCAACAATAGTTGGTTTAACAAGATCTCCGGGGATCTGTGGTATCTCACCTGACTTCTGGAATACTACTAGCTTTCTAGATAAATAAGGTACAAGGAAATCAACAGTTAACAGTGAATACAATCCACCTAGTTGTTGATCTAATTCCATCTGTGTCATACGTACCTCTTCAGCAGTAGTTCTCTCAGACTGTCTAATATTTAATATTAAAAATGCTTCACCCAATCTCTTTTCAAGTTGTGCAATCATTTGAAATGCAGTACTAAAGTCAGCTGTTTTACCAACTTGGACTACACCAATATCATCTGGTCTACCTTGTATGATTGCTCCATTACCGGCAGAAGCTAAAGTCTGTGGTTTAGTAGTTGAACTAGGACTTACTGTGAAAACAACTTTCGCAGCACTAGCACTACCTTCTACAAGAGCTTGCATTAATGCTTCAAGAGATTTTAAATCTCCCATAAACTCTTCAACTCTTCCTCTTCCGTAACCTTCTCCGTCTACTGTATTGAAACGTAAGGGCAACCAAGGCGAAGCATTTATAGGTGCTTTACCATTTGAACCGGGAATTATTTTGTCATACACTTCTTGATGCCATTCGTATCTTGTTCCAACACGAACGCAATGTGTATAAATGTCTACGTCTTGACGATCTTCATACTCTTCGTCTTCAGTGACATCTTGTTCCTGATCTTCAAAAAAATCTTCTGGAACTATATCTTCAATTAATGATTTATTAATTCTTTCTTTAGTGACAATTTCAATAACATTACCGTTACCATCACGTTCTAAAACAAATCTATTTAATGGGAACATCTTTAATCCAGACTCACCCATAAATATCAGAACATTACCAGCTACTATTAAATGCTTTAAAGCTTGGTGAACAATTACACGATCACTTGATGCAGCAATAGCTTCAAGTATAGTTCTCTCTATCTTTGCAAATGATAAATCTAATTCAGATTTCATTTCTGGAGGAACTTGATTTTGTGCTAGTGCATTTTCATCTAGTTGTAATTTAAAGAAGCTAGTTTGTGGAGGTAGTAAAGCAAGCATTAGCTTTGATGCAAGAGTGACTACACCCTTTGCACCTATTGATTGCCAAGGCGTCGGTAAATCTCGTGCTCCTTTATTATGTTCTTCTTCACCTCTTATTAAATAAGGTAATGTTAATTTTGTTGCTTGCTCAGCAATGTTTAAGAACTGTGCTCTTTCACTAGAAAGACTATCGTATCTAGTTTTAGCATTCATAGTTAAATATTAAGTGTGTTTATTTTTAAAGCGTTACGACTTAACTGTCCAGTTCCTGTATTAACAGCTCCAGATTTATAAGCTTTAGACCTTCGCATTTTGATACCACCGGCACTATCTCCAAGCATTCTGTAATTCATCATTGAACCAAGTCTGCCTATCTTTTCATCAAAGGCTTTGTCTTGTTCATCAATTCTTGTAGACAATTCCTGTTCTTGTGTTTGTAATCGTCCAGCAAAATCTCCGGTTAAATCTTCAATAGCTTGTTCTCTAGTTGTATAGATATCACTTAAATCATCTTGTAATGTACCTAAACCGTATTGATCTGCTAACTCAGATTTTGCAGTATCTATAGCTTCACCTCTTTCACCTCTAAGTAAGTTAGTTAGCCCAGTTTCAGATGACGTTATTGCTTTTGTGTAATCTGAAGTAATACCTTCTAAACCTTTTGTTAAACTTTCTGACAAACTGATTTGATTACCTTCTTCATCAACACCTAGTGTTCCAATTTTACCAAGTAATGTGTCTCTAAGAGTATCTCTAGCCTTAGCTGAACTCTCTAATCCTGTAGCCAATCCTGATTTTAATCCAGCTAAACTACCCAAGATACCACTCTCTTCACCTTCAACGTCTGAGCCTATTGCTGTTTCTAAATCACTGGCTCTAGTACCAAGACCACCGATGTCTCCAAAGATATCACTAATCTGTCCAGTTATACCTCCGGTTCCATCTTCTCCAGATATGAGTTCATCTAAACCCTCAAATCTTGTATCTAAATTACCAAGATCATATTTATCTATTAAACCTTGCTTTTGTCCCGCAAGTGCTTCAGCAACACTTATAGCATTACCTTCATC